TCTGAGGTGTATGCGGAAGCTGAAACGGGTGGCACTGGGAAGCGGCTATCATCTATCCAGTTTATGAAGATGCTGGACCCTGATGTTCTATCATTTATCTCTGCGAAAATTATCATTGACCGCATCACAAGCAAGAACAGGTTGCAGGATGTAGCCATGAATGCAGGCAATGCCATCGAAGACGAGGTGCGTTACGAGAGTTTCAATGCAGCACATCCAGCACTGTTTTATAAGATAAACAAAGAGACAGATGCTGCTGGTTCTGATGCCAAGCGGAAGCGTACAATTTTAGTAGCTGCTTACAACAGGTACTGCTTGGAGTGGAACGGCTGGTCACAGAATGACAAGCTACACTTAGGAATGAAGATGATAGAAATCTTTCAGCAATCTACAGGTTTCGTCGAGGTCATTGAAACTAGATCGGCAAAGAACAAAACCGACAAGCTGCTAGTCGCAACTCAAACCGTTTGTGACTTCATGGAGAAAAATCATGGCCTCGCACAGCTACTGTCACCCGTCTACATGCCAATGGTTGTGCCACCTGCAGCATGGACCTCACCCCGTGGTGGTGGCTACCTGACACACCATACACGGCCTCTCACTCTCATCAAAACTGCTAACAGAAACTACCTTGATGAACTTGAAGGATTAGGTGAACAGCTTGAGCCTGTTTATGCAGCGGTGAATGCCATTCAGGAAACAAGCTGGCAGGTGAACGAGTTTGTGCTGGTCACATTCCAGATGATACACGATCAAGGTCTACCAGTTGGTGGCCTATCCTCATTGGAACAGATACCTCTGCCACCTGCCCCCTTCCAAGATCGGGACACCTCTGAACTCAGCGAGGAAGAGAAGGCTGCATTCAAAATCTGGAAGGCCAAGGCCAAGGCTGTGTATGTCGAGAACATCAGGCTCAAATCCAAACGGTTGATGACCTCAAAAATCAGATCGATTGCTGAGAAGTTCAGCATATATGAGAGCATCTACTTTCCTCACACCCTCGATTTCAGGGGCCGTGCGTACCCAACTGCTATGTATCTGAACCCTCAAGGCAACAGCCTCGCCAAAGGTCTCTTACGGTTCGCTGATGGTAAACCTCTCGGCACCAATGAAGCTGCATGTGAACTGGCTATCCACGGCGCTAATTGCTACGGCTATGACAAGGCATCGATGCAGGAGCGTGTTGATTGGGTGGTGGCACATCAGGACCGTATCCTACAGGCTGGCTCAGACCCTCTGGCTGACCTGTGGTGGGCCAAGGAAGCTGATGATGCATGGTCGTTCCTCGCGTTCTGTAACGAGTGGGTTGGCTACTGTCAGGATGGCTATGACCATGTGTCATATATACCCTGCGCCAAAGATGGTAGTTGCTCTGGCTTGCAGCACTTCTCCGCTGCCCTGCGTGACCCAATCGGTGGTGCTGCTGTCTCGCTTATACCAAGTGACCGCCCGTCAGATATCTACCAAGCTGTCATCGATCTGACACAGCAGAAAGTCGAGGCTGACCTAACCAGCACAGGCTATGTNGATGAGAAAGAAACNATCACNACCCGTGCTTTGGCAAAGCTGTGGCTTGAGTATGGTATGACNCGTAAGACAGCGAAGCGTTGCACCATGACNCGGGTGTATGGGTCCACTTTGTTTTCAGCCAGAAAATTTATCCAAGAATACCTGACCGAAACTGACGCTAAGAGGACACAAGAAAATGCGTCTTATGTTTCTGTCTTGGATGGCTATGAGTTTCTAGCTGCTGTGTATCTTGCCAAGCATGTGTGGGAGAGCATCAACCAGACAGTCATCGCTGCAAAAGATGGTATGGATTGGCTACAGGACAGCGCAAAGGTACTGGCTAAACAGAACCTGCCGATTGTGTGGACTACAGTCGATGGTCTGCCTGTCATGCAGAACTATCTCGACATGTCAAAGCGCAGAGTGAAGACGAAGTTTGGTGACAAGCTGATCTATCTGACATTGCAGGAACCTAAAGAAAACAAGCTGGATAGCCGCCGCCAAGGTAACGGCATCAGTCCAAATTGGGTACATGCAAATGATGGGTGCCATCTCAGGATGTCTGTCAATCTCGCCAAGGCCAACGGCGTCACCCACTTTGGGATGATACATGATAGCTTTAGCTGCCACGCTGCTGACGTTGAGATGCTTGGTGCCTGTCTGCGCGAGGCGTTCATCGATCTGTACGAACACAACAACCCACTGCAGTTGTTCAAGTCACAGGCAGAGGCACAGTCTGGCTTGGAACTGCCACCTCTCCCAGCCACTGGAGATTTGGATATCACACAGGTTAGGCGCAGCGAATTCTTCTTCGCATAATCTAACCATATATGAATTCTAATCAGTCAATCTCAAGGTTGCACTATAGCTTATCGAAAGGATTTCTTATGAGCGACACAACTCACAAACCCCTGTCTAAAGAGGGTTTACTTCACACCGCAGAGATACTGCACCTGCGCGGTGACCCCGTGCCGACTGACATTCTCGCCAGACTGCTTGAGGTCGGTGTGGACGTTTCAAAATATAGCTAAGAAGGAAAAACCACATGGCTAAAAATCAATATGAAAAGATGGTGTCACCCACTGGTATCGCAGTGTGGCCTCACCTGAACTCACCGGACACCAAGTTCGATCAAGGTGGTGCTGGTGAATACAAAGTATCGGTCAAGCTGACAGAGGCTGCAGCACAGCCCGTCATCGATAGACTGCAAAAAATTCTTGACCAGTATCAGGCAGAGGAAATCTCTCAGAACCCAAAGGTCAAACAGTTCACCCCTCGCCTACCCATTGAGGAAGAGGTGGATGACCAAGGTAATCTGACAGGCAACTGGTTACTGAAGGTCAAACAGAAGGCGCAGATTACCACAGCAAATGGTATTGTGGATATGAAGGTTGCCCTGTTCGATGCTAAACGCCGCCCGACACAGGCTGCGATTGGCGGTGGCTCTTCACTAAAGGTGTCAACCACTATCGTGCCGTACACTATGCCTAGCAGCAAGAGTGTAGGCATCTCACTGCGCCTGAATGCAGTGCAAGTTATCAACCTAGTTGAAGGTGGTAAGGATGGTGATAGTTCTATGTTCAATGATGAGGAAGGCTTCACTGATGAGACATCTGAAGTAGCCAGCACCTTTGCTAAACCAGATGATACCATCGACTATGGTGACACTGATTTCTAGCATTGGTGGAATACGCTATCCCAGCACGACAAGACAAAGAGCAATAGCGAATGGTTGGCGGTCAGGACTTGAGGAAAGTCTAGCCGCCGACCTCACTGTGAAGGGTGTGCAGTTCAAGTATGAAGAGAACAAGTTAAAGTATCTCGTACCTGAACGCACTGCTACCTACACCCCAGATTTCTACATCACTACACGGTCAGGTAAGACCATTGTGATTGAGAGCAAGGGCCAGTTTAAAACTGAAGACAGAGCCAAGATGTTGCTTGTTAAAGCACAGCATCCTGAGTTGGATATTCGACTGGTCTTCTCCAACCCTAATACCAAAATTTCAAAACAATCAAAGACAACCTACGCAATGTGGTGTGAGAAGCATGGCTTCCTCTACTCAAAGCGNGTTGTCCCNCAAGAATGGATAGATGAATGAAGAGGACAGACGTTAAGTATCTTATCGTCCACTGTGCCTACACCCCACCCAGCATGAACATTGGTGTCAAAGAGATTGACCAGTGGCACCGCGAAAGAGGCTGGCTAGGATGTGGTTACCATGTGGTTATCAAGAGAAATGGTAAAGTCGAGCGAGGTCGCCCATATCACAAGCAAGGGGCGCACGTTCGCAGCATCAATAATAAATCTGTGGGCATCTGCCTGATCGGTGGCATGACCGCCGACAAGAAGGGTCCAGAGATTAACTACACTGATGCTCAATACACAGCACTGCGAGATGTGCTGGAGGAACAGCAAGAACTATTCGGAGAGGACACAGAAGTCAAAGGTCACACTGATTTCGACAGCGGCAAGACCTGTCCGAATTTCGATGCTGCCCTGTGGTTTGACACAGGTGAACTGAAGCAAACTTTCTAGGTTGCACTATAGCTCACTCAACAATTCTGTTGGGTGGGCTTCTTTAAATCCCAGACATCTTGGAGATATCCGCATGACACAAATGCAAACAGTTACTAAGCACCTCAACACATATGGTTCTATCAGCCCACTGGAAGCCCAATCGAACTACAACATCTGGCGTCTAGCTGCTGTTGTTAATCGGCTGAAGAACGCTGGCACTGACATTGCTATGCAGATGAAGACAGCACCTAGCGGGGCCAAGTATGCAGAATACAAACTCGCATCAAGAGGCTGAATTCTTCGGCCATGAAAGCTGCCCTGACTGTGGTTCCTCAGATGCACTGGGGGTCTACAGCAATGGCACTCATTGCTTCA